ACAGGAGGCGCTGGTCCTTCAGCTGCACCAACGACAGGTACACCAACGCAGGCTCAAGTAAAAACTGGTGGTGATGAAACTTACTACCTATCAGAACCCGATACATGGTTGATGGTCAACATAGGCGGAACGGATTATGTAATACCAGCATACGAAGCATGATAAAACTAACACCCCAATTAAGAAAAAAAATAGAAGCTAAAGGGAAGAAAATAATTCCCATATCTTTGCAAGAACTTAATAAAGCTAAAAAAATAAAAAAGAAAAATTATGACAAATTATAATTGGAACTGTAAAACAGTAGACGCTTATCCACAAGATGGAGATTACACAGATGTAGTGTACAATGTACATTGGATTGTAACAGGAACTTCAGATTCTGAAGGTGTTACTTATTCAGCTACTAGTATTGGTACGCAAGTATTGGATACTAGTGAGATAACGGATTTTATTCCTTTTGATGAACTAACTAACGAACAGGCAGTAAGTTGGACTAAGTCAGCAATGGGTGAGGAGCAGGTAGATAGTGTTGAGGATGGTATTCAGTCTGAAATAGACAATCTAATTAACCCCACAAGTGTTACTTTGACAATAGGAGAGTCTGAGTAATTTTATTATATTTGTAATAAATTTATAATCAAATGGAAAAATTAACGCAAGAAGAATTATCTAACTTACAAAAAGTAGTTCAAGAATTTAATCAAGCAAAAATGCAACTAGGAGAAACTGTGATTGCACAGGAAAATCTTTTAGAAAGTGTAAAACAAATTAAACTAGCTTACTCTGACATAGAGAAAAGTTTAATGGAAGCTTACGGCACAGATGCTTTAATCAACATCGAAACAGGAGAAATATCTAAAGAAGAAAAAAAAGAAGAATAGACTATGGCACAGATAAGTACTTACGCATCAATACAGACTCCAACATTAGACGATAAGTTAATTGGAACTGATATTGAAAATGAAAATTTAACTAAAAATTTTACCATATCAAGTATTTTATCTTTAAAAGCTATTAGTGCTACTTCCGTATTATCTTCAATAGATAACACAAATCAAGAGCCAAGCGGCTTAGATTCCCCATTACAGGTAACATTTGGAGCTGCTCAGAAAGCAGCTTCTGACCCTGTTATGTTAGATGCACTTGGTAACATTACATTTAACCAAGCAGGACTATACTTATTTAATGGGTATGGAAATTTTGAAAGACAAGGCTCTTCAGGTGGAGTTACTGTAACTTTATTTAGAGCATTACTTAATGGTGTTCAAACAGGACCTACTAAAGGTGTTGAGCTTTCAGGTACAGGTATTATGTTTCCTTATGAATTAACTTTACCTATTCAAGTTAGTGCAGGAGATGTTCTTACTTGGGAGATTATGAGAGATAGTTCAGGCGTAAATGCAGGAGGGTTATATATTCATACAAATAGCGGACCTTGGTCTAACGTACCATCTTCTGATATTAGAATATATAAGCTAGGTTAATGAGTATTATCAGGAAAATATCTATTGGTCCTGATTATAAATCAGGGGCTATGCATTACATAACAGGTCAATCTGTTTTAAATGGCACTCATACTATTCATTTAATTAAATTTAATAAACAAAAAAAATCAATAGAGATATGGATACAATCCGGGCAAGAGATATTTGTTTGGAAAGAGTTTAATGAGACCATACCTGTATCTATTGAATACAACATAAACTTTTAATGAAATCACCGTTTTACTTTATAGTAAAGCCATTAAAGGGAAGACGATACGACAACACAAAAGAGATAGCAGGACTAGAGCTTGTAGTTAGCACATCAGAAGAAGACCATATGTTTTCAAATAGATATGCTGAGGTTGTAGAGCTTCCAATAGGCTACACAGGAGGAGTCAAGATAGGAGACACCTTACTCGTACATCACAACGTATTTAAATTTTATAATGATATGAAGGGTAGGCAGAAAAGTGGTAGAAGCTTTTTCAAAGATGACCTATTTTTTGTAGACAGCGAACAGTTCTTTATGTATAAGAACGATAATGGTTGGAACGCATACGATAGATATTGTTTTGTAGAGCCTATTAAAAAAGAAGATTCTGTTATATATAAAAACAGTATTGAAGAGCCACTTATAGGTATAATGAGATACCCTAACGAGTATCTTACATCTATGGGATTAAAGCCTGGGGATAGGGTTAGCTTTACTCCTGAGAGTGAGTATGAGTTTACGGTTGATGACGAGAAACTTTACAGGGTGTATGACCATCAAATAACAATGAGCTTATGAACGTAAAGGAAACAAAAAAGAAAATTATTCAGGCAGGTCATAGGGCTGTTGAGCAACTTATAAAGGTTGCTAAAGAAGATATTATAAAGCACGACCCAGAGGATGACTTGGCTGCTGATAAACTAAAGAATGCAGCAGCTACAAAGAAACTAGCAATATTTGATGCATTTGAGATATTAAATAGAATAGAGCTAGAAAGAGAGGCTTTAGAGTCTGCCGAAAAAGGAAAAAGTAAGATAGACACAAAACAAGGATTTGCAGAGCGAAGGTCAAAATAACTTATACGTCACACTAGAAGATTACGTTCCAAAGAGTGTCTTGAAAAATAAAAACAAGGCAAAAACGTGGAAGTATGGGTATGACCAGAAGTATGATATGGTTATCATATCTAAGACCGGGGAAATAGGTGAAATAGTATCCGTGCAGGGATTACCTATAGCATTACCATTATTACCAAAAAAGGTACACAAAAGAAGTGGTAAAAAAGAAGAACAGTTTTGGGAAAGGGAAGAACTACCAAAAGACTTACAAAGGATTCAATCTATATTCCAATGGAATGATAAACCATCTGAGTTTAAAGATAGGTGGGTAGATTATATTGAATCTGAGTTTGATTCAAGAGAGTACGGGCATTGGTTTATGAACAATGGCGTACCTACATATATAACAGGTGCACATTATATGTATCTGCAATGGACATCTATTGATGTTGGGTATCCAGACTATCGTGAAGCAAACCGTATACTGTATATATTTTGGGAAGCTTGTAAGGCTGACAAAAGAAGCTTTGGTATGACGTATCTTAAGATTAGACGTTCAGGTTTTTCATTTATGTCATCATCTGAGTGTGTTAATACAGGAACACTTGCAAAGGATTCTAGAGTTGGTATATTATCAAAAACAGGTTCGGATGCTAAGAAGATGTTTACTGATAAGGTTGTACCTATAAACAGTAGACTGCCATTCTTTTTCAAACCTATTATGGATGGTATGGATAAGCCGAAGACAGAGCTTGCGTTCCGTATTCCAGCAGCAAAGATTACCAAGAAGAATATGTACGATACCAATGACGATGAGTTATTTGGTTTAGATACAACAATAGATTGGAAGAACACAGACGACAACAGCTATGATGGTGAAAAGTTATTACTGTTAGTGCACGATGAAAGTGGTAAGTGGATAAAGCCAAATAATATTTTAAATAATTGGCGAGTAACTAAAACGTGTTTACGACTGGGTAGTAAGATTATAGGTAAGTGTATGATGGGTTCTACATCTAACGCACTTAACAAGGGTGGTGATAATTTTAAAAAGCTATACAATGATTCTAATGTACTAAACCGAAACTCAAATGGTCAAACTAAAAGCGGTATGTATTCACTTTTCATTCCAATGGAATGGAATATGGAAGGATTTATAGATAGGTTTGGGATGCCTGTTTTTAGAGCACCTGAAAAGCCTGTATTAGGAGTAGATAACGAAATGATAAGTCAGGGTGCTGTAGATTATTGGGAAAATGAGGTATCATCATTAAAGAACGATGCAGACGCACTAAACGAGTTTTATCGTCAGTTTCCACGGACAGAGTCACACGCATTCAGGGATGAAAGTAAGCAATCCATATTTAATCTAACTAAGATATATCAGCAGATAGATTATAACGATGCATTAATAAAAGAGCATCATATAACAAGAGGCAGCTTCCATTGGAAGAATGGTGTTAAGGATAGTGAGGTTGTATTTAGTCCTGATAAACGTGGTAGGTTTAATGTAAGTTGGACACCTAATAAGAACTTGCAAAATAGGGTGATTGACAGGAATGGAACTAAGTATCCCGGTAATGACCA